TCAACCTGACGTATGTGTTGACAGATGTCGTAGAAACTCTTCTCCTTGACATGAGAAGTGAAATGAAAAAACAGGGCTATGATTTGCGTTACGATGCCAAGCACAATTTCAACACAGCGATAGCCGCTATACGCCGGCTGAAGCAAGATGTAGACAAGACCCAGCTTTCTACTCAGGAGAACTTCGGAAACGACTCAGACTGTCTCCTTGCCTTCATCAAGCTGCTGATAGATCGCTGCGGTGACGACGACAAGGAAGAGGTAGCAGAAAAATTGGCTAAATGTGGTATGGTCGTAGTACAAGATGAAACATTCTATGTGGAACCAAAGAAAGAAGATCAGGCGTCCTAAATACTCATATGCTCCCATCGGTAGCCGGCGGGCAGTTTGTCACTGGTTGGAGATAGGAGATATCCTCGAGGTAGACAAGGTTGGTGAATTCCCCACCAGTGAAGAAGCACGCAAAGAATGCTACCGGCTTAACGGCTGGAAATATGAAGAACCTGAGAAGAGAAAAAATAACCTCAAATATTAATAATTTAATTTTTTTACATTATGAATGAAATTTATTGGATGACCGTAGTTGGTAACCTGTCCACCGCCTTGATGGTCGTATGGATTGTAGCTTTGATAATTGTCCTTGGTATGTTGCTTGTCCTGGCAGCTTCGGAGGGTGATGTAATCGATGATGAGGACAGCGCACACATATTCTTCAAATGGTTGAAGCGCTTTGTTGTCTGTGGTGTAATAGCGGCAATGGCGAATATTTTCATTCCGACGACCAAGGAGCTGCTTTATATCTATGGTGTCGGTGGCACGATTGACTATATCAAGACGAATGATACGGCAAAGCAGCTTCCGGACAAGTGTATCAAAGCGCTTGACCGTTTTGCAGATAAATATATTGACGAACCTGAAAAAGACAAATAATTATGGGAATGCACACATGGTTTGAATGTAAGATCCGTTACGAAAAGGTAATGGAGAACGGAATGCAGAAGAAAGTAACTGAGCCCTACCTGGTAGATGCTCTCAGCTTCACAGAAGCGGAAGCACGGATAATAGAAGAGATGACTCCCTTCATCTCTGGAGTGTTTACTGTTTCTGATATCAAACGCGCCAACTATAGCGAAATATTCCCCAGCGACGTTGAATGTGACGACCGCTGGTTTAAATGTAAACTGTGCTACATCACATTGGATGATAAGAGCGGAGCCGAGAAAAAAACAAGTACCTATGTGTTGGTACAGGCTTCGGACCTCGAACGGGCGAAGAAGAACCTTGATGCCGGCATGAAAGGCACAATAACAGACTATCAGGTGCCCTCAGTCGTAGAAACAGCTATCATGGACGTATATCCTTATACAGCTGACAAAGACGCCAAGCTTGAACCGGACGAAAAGAAAAAGGAGGAATGAGTAATCACAAGGTAGTCACAGTCCTGCTCATTGTATGTGGGCAGGACTCCCTTAATGATCCGAAAGAAACGGTGAGCGAGGTTGACATGGAATATGATCTGCCGCAGATTAAAGTAGAAGGCACCAATTATGCGATAGATTCCTTCATACATGAAGAGAGTAAACGGGTACGTTTTGGCTGGCATACACGTGACAAGCCTTTCCATCCGCAAGATTTCAGACGGAAAGTCAACCGGCACCGCATCAGGAGCCGGTGCTTTTAAAGACAATTTAATTTCTATTTAAACTACAATCTTATGAACTTAAAAGAAAACAAGAAACCCATGCATATTATCCTGGAAGAGGTCGCTAAAGTGACAGGAGTATCAAAGGAACTGATCAAGTCACGCATCAGGATGCGGGAGGCGGCTGACGCAAGGATGTTGTTCTGTTACATGGCCCGCAAGGAAGGTTATCTTCAGCGTGAAATAGGGAGTTTTGTCGGACTGTGCCATTCGCGTGTGTCTGCGGCCTATTATGATGTAAAGTTGGGAAAAGGGAAGTTTCGTCCTCTTATAGCAAAACTGTCCGAAGGTGCGGAAGTGTCGCCAGAGAACCGGAAGAGCATGGATGTGGAGGATTGGATAGAGGATCAGAGCTTTGTTGTGGTCAATCCTGATCTTCCCGTTGTCGGGAAGTCAGTTGCCTTGAAGGTAGTCCGGATGGCGGAGAGCAGGACGGTGACAAAAGCCGTCGGGATTCTTTCCTCCGTTCTGGAAGGCTGGATGCATGGCGGTGATGCGGACTGTATCGTTGCGGAATTTGAAGAGAAACTGGGCGATGCGCTCAAGAAAAAAACAACAGGAATAAAGACTGACAGTGTATGAAACCAAGAGCTTTTTTTGATGAGGTGGTCAAATTACGGCAGCTGCAAAAGAGATATTTCAAAGAACGTACATCTATGGCGCTGACCGCCTGCAAGAAGCAGGAGAAAATCATAGATGAAGAAATAGCGCGAGTTAATAAACAGGTGGAGAAAGACGGTCAACTCCGGTTGATATGATTCAATACAGAAAAGAAATGAACAAAATAACAATTGAGATAACCGCTACAGGATGGACAACTACTGTAAGCATCAACGGTGAAACTTTTAGTGAGAAGTTTGAACGAACTTTCACAGGTGCAAAAAGCGTAGAAGGTAATTTGGAAGGAGTAGAACAGATTCCT